GCTGTCTCAGCTTTTTTTGCCGCAGCTACTGCATTTTCATAGGCGGTCTGAATGTGTTCCAAACTTACCTTGACGCTCGTTTGAACCCCGTTTATCAGCTTAACGCCGATTGTGTATAATCCTTTCAGATTATCGGAAAGGGTTAATTCGCTGATTTTAATTCTTTTCAATCCCATAATTTCATATTATTTTTCGTAAGTCAATCGCAAACTCCCCGTCTTCTGTCACAACCAAATCCCGTGTTTCTGTCGCAAGGACAAATTCATCGTCTTCAAGCCTGAATGATATGAAACACAGGGTTATGGTAAATTTGAGCCATATTTTATCTGAACCGTAAAATTCAGACACGGAGCAACTTTTATAATGGCAGGGGTATTCATAGCCTGTTTCATCAGAGTATAGCATTCGTTGTTCAGGTTGCACAAGGTTATAAAGCAACGCATCATAATTGCGCCACAATTCGGTTAAACTGGCGGCTTTCATAAGGCAGTTTATCTTTACGTCCTTTGCTTTATAGGTCACTTTCTCTCCGTCATATAAAGCCCCGTTCAGCTTTTTGATATTACGCAGGAGGCAGGTCTTGACATCAGGGGATTTTTCAATCTCATCAAAAGTCCCGTCCAACACGATAATCCCGTAATCTGAGAACGGTTTTCCGTCAAGTTCATAATTATCTGACCCGTAAAGAGAGCTTTCAGGCTCTTTGTAGGCATATTCGCTCAAAGGGAAATCATCGGCAAGTTTTATCGTTATAAACCCGATAAGCGTTGTCAAATCCGTGTTCGGGTTTGACACGAGGCGCAGGCTATAAGAACGTCCTATTTCCCTGAAATCAAATGTATGATAGGCTTTATCTGATAACAGTTCAATAAAGCCTCCCCAACGGTAATCCTTGCCTGAGAGAACAATTTTCAATGAAAACTCCTTTGTGTTCAATGTCGGTTCAGAAAGGTCAGGTTCTATACCGTCTTCTTCCTGCCAATCGTTACTTGTGACAGCTTTCAGGGGAGGGTACGCCACAAGTTCGTTGTAGCCGCCCTCCTGAACGTATATGCCGTACTCTGTGAACGCATCCTTACCGTCTATGTAAAATCGACCTGACATCATAATATTACCGCATTTCCTGATACGTTACGAATTTGTTGGCAACCCGTTGAACCCTTGACGGAAACAACCGCCCAGCCCGAAGCGTTGATGAACGCCTTAGCCCCGTGAAGAAGAAAGACTTCATGGCGTTCAAGCGTGTCACAATTTACCGTTGCGCTTGTGCGTCCGATAAGAACCGCTTTTCCGGGGTTTTTCAGCGTGATTATACCCGCATCAATGTAAACGCCGTATTTCTCAGGGTTGAACGGTTTGAACAGCCTGAAAGTCGCTATATTCGGAAAACGATGTCTTATACAGAATTCCATCCCCTGCGGGCTTGTGAACAGCCGTATGAGGCTCTGTAAATCTTCCGTCCCTTTAAACATCTCACACATGCGGTATTTCTCCGCCATATTTGGCAAGGAACGACTATCGCATTCTTGCCGGGCTTGCTCTTTGACGACCCTCCATTGGGCGTAAACCTGTCTGATAATTTCTTCCATATCAATTCTTTAATTTTATGCCTTTCAAGGCGAAATCGTTAACTGTGTCTTTGGTCTCTTTGACAGAACTTTCAATGTTTTCAATGTGTCCCGCCATGTTTTCTGCGTGCTTTTCAATGTTCAAAACTGACTTCAAAATCATGTTCACGACAGAAAGAATGATTTTCGTGTTCTCGGATATTGAGTACGTGTGCCCCTGAATGGCTGTCGCACGTCCGCTCAGTTCATCAACACTTTCTTGCGAAGCCGTGGCGATTCCTTTCTGAGAGGCTTCACGGGTTGCGTCTGCCGTTACCTCAAACATTGATTTGACGTTCTCAGGCAGGTTTTCCCATATCTTGGCGAAGTCTGTCCCGACAGCGTTCAAGTCAGAAGCGAAACCACTCATAGATTGGATTACAGCGTCAAGACCGACAAACTGACCGTCTTTGAACCATTTAGCCTTATACTTGTCAAAAATCTCCCCGAGAGGTTCTTCAAGGAACTTTGATACAAGCATACGTTTCATAACGTCAGCCACAATATCTTTGACCTTATCGCCCCATGCCTCGGCGTAATCTTCGCCCGCCTGAAACGCTTCAAAAAAAGCGTTCCCGAGTTCTTGGGCAATATCGGAACTTGAACCGCCGATGATGTCCTCCACCATGTCATTGATGACAGCTACCGCCTGTTGTCCGAGTTCTTCAATCTGACGCTCCCATTCTTCTATTTTACCGTGGTCGGTTTTCTTCTTGTCTTCTTCATTCCTGATTTGTTCTTGAATAAGAAGCTGTTGCTGCGCAAGATTTCTAAGCTGTTCTTGGGCGTTACTGTATTTCTCACCCCCGAGAGCCTTATCAGCCGTGTAAGCGATATTTGCATACGCCGTGGCGAGTTTCTCTGCGGTTTTTTGGAGCAGTTCTGCATTGTTTGAAACATTGCTGAACAGGAGCCGCCAAGCCCCGGCTACATCATTGACAGCCTTTTTGTTTCTCAAAAGTTCTTTGTAAGTCTCTGATAAAGCCATTCTTACACGCTCAACGGCTTTCCCGCTGTTTTCTTGTAACCGTACAACATCTGCGTTGTCGAGTTCCCATTGAAGCTGGTCTATTCTGTCCTGCAGGGCTTCAATTTCTTCTTGCTTCTTGTCATCATTGTTGAACAGGTTCACAATTTGCATCGCTATTGACATGGCAGCCGATATGATAGTCAGGATGACAGAAGCCTTTTCAACCGTCTGAATGGCTGTTGCCGCCGCTGTCGCTGTTCCCTGAATACCCGTGGCAGACATATTCACGAGCTGAACAATGCCGTTTATCATTGACAAAGAGGCGGTCATAATACTACCAGCCGTTGAAATGATTTCGCCCGCCACGCCTCCAACCGTATCGCCGATACTCTCAAACTCCCGTTCGCATTCTTGAAGCGTCTTGTATAAGTCTTCCCACTCTTTGATTGAACGTTTACCCGGACTGACATCATTCTTTGCCTGTGCTTTCTCGACACTCTTTTGAGCTGTTGCGACTTTGGCACGGGCTGTAGCGATTTTATCAGAAGACCCACCGTTTTTTTCAAGTTCTTCAAGTTCCTTTTCGGCTTGCTCTAAGACCTGTTTCAACTGTTTGAGGGTCAGTTCGGCGATTTCATCGCACCATGCCTTGTACGTTTCCTCACGTTGGGCAAACTGTTCATCCACGGCTTTGTATGCTTCCTGTTCTGCACGGTCAAGTTCATCTACATTTCCCTGCGTGACCCCCTGACGAAGTTTTTTGTTCCCGTCTTTATCCGTTTCATAGAGATTTTCACGTTTCTTCTCGTATTCTTCTGTTATTTTCAGGCGTTGCTGCTCATAGGTCAAAACGTCTTGCAGCATATCGTCAAGGGCTTGTTTATTACCCTTGATTTTGATTTCCTGTGCAACCTTTTCATAAGACTTTAACATTGCCTGTTGCTCGGAAGACAAGTCGGCGGTAGTCAGGTTCAGGGAAGCACGGTATTCAAGTTCTTGTTCTTTTGTTGCTTTGGGGTTCTGATTGAGCCATTCAAGCACTTTTTTGTCTTTCAGGTCTTCAATCATTTTTTGCGCCCGTTTTTCATTCTCAGCGATAAGACGGTCATAGTTCAACTGAACTTGTGCAACGGTCTTTTCATAACCGTCTTCAAGTTCATTGATTTGAGCTTGACGAATATCTATTTCAGCCTGTGCAACGGCTTCTGAAACTTTTGTTGAATACTCCTTGATTTTAGCCGTGCGCTGGGCTGTTTCATCGGCGATTTTCTGCTGTTCCTTAGCCTGCCTTTTTTCCTCGTTCTTCTCCTGTGTTGTCTTCTGTGTTGTACCAGCCTGTTCAAACAGCTTTTGAAAGTCAGATGAAACAGAGGTCATTTTCTCAGAATACTTGTTTATACGAGCGTCAATCTCGTTCAAAACGGGGTCATTGGCGATTGTCTGTTTGAACGCTTCACGGGCTTTCTTCGCACCCGCTTCCGTGTAAACCCATTCCCCGCTACGGTCAACATATTCGTAGCCTCCTTGTGTCGTGTGAGAATATCCCGGCACTTTGCTCCCCGGCTGAATCTTGTCCATTTGGTCTTCAAGAGCCATTTGGCGTTCAACCCTTTTCGCATAGGCTTCATCAAGACGGGATTGCCATGCGGCTGCTTCCGCACGTTTCTGAAAGGCTTTCATCATCAAAGAAGTGTTCTTGACAAAGATGTTTTCTGCGTCATTGACACTGTTGACGGCAATTCCTAAATCCTTGAACTTAGCCTGACTTTCTTTTATCCATTCACGCTTTTCATGGGCTGATTTACAGTTCTTGTATTCTTCTTGAAGACGTTTGTACGTTGAAATGGCTTTGCCCGCTGATTCGCTAACCTGTTTGTTGAACGCCTCGGCTTCCTCACGCTCTTTTTTCAAAGCGTCAGCGGCTTCGTCCGTTGACTTTCTGAAAGTAAGGAACGCTGTTGCGGCGGCAGCGAGAACAGACAGAACCAAACCGAGGGGATTTGCCTTTACTGCCATGTTGAAAAGCAGCATAGCGTCTTTGGCTGAACGCACGGCGGTTGTCAGGGATAAGAAAGCCTGAACACTCTGCCAAATAGCCATCAGCTTATGGGCGGCGGCGACAGCGATAACGGCGGCTTTATATGCTCCGTATGTGGCGATGACGGTCAAAAGGATATTACCGACTGTTTCCCAGTTCTCAATCAAGGTTGATACAAGACTGAGAGAGGTATTTATTACTCCTTCCTGAGACTGACCGATGGCATTGAACATTGATTCGATATTGTCCTCAATGTTTGAAATCTGACCATTGACTGCTTTTGACTGCTCTTCCATAAGACCTCCGAACTTGCTACCCTCGTTCGTCAGGTTCTCAATGGCTTTTTGAACCTCGGGGAAGCCTACCTTTCCGTCTTCAACAAGTTGTTTGACTTGATTTTCAGCTACGCCGAACTGTTTGGCGAGTTCTTCCATAAGAGGAATACCACGCCCCAAGAATTGGTTCAGGTCTTGTGTGTACAAGCGTCCCTGAACCATTGTCGTTCCGTACAGATAGGCAAGGTCATTGATAGGGATTGAAAGCCCGGCGGCGATGTCCCCAAGGCGAATCAGTGTATCGTTAACGTCATTCGCCGCAACGCCATAGGCAAGAAGCTGTTTCGCCGCCTGACCAATGTCTTTCATGCCGAACGGGGTTATGGCGGCTGTCTTGATAAGTTGGGACATCAGTACATCAGCCTGACCCGCAGAGCCAAGCATGGTTTTGAAAGCGATTTCAAGCTGTTGAAACTCGCCTCGTACTGTCGCTACGTGCGTGATGAAATCTTTTATCTGAGATACGGCAAACACGCCCGCAACGGTCTTTCCGATTTTCTTGAACGAATCGTCAATTCTCGCACCTTCATCAACAGCCGTTTGCCCGATACCTTGAAGCAAGCGGCGTGACTCGGACGCTCCAACTCTTAACTGTGAGTTATCAAGACCGACACCGTAATTTAATCTTCCACCGTCATTATTCATTATGCCAATTATTTAATCGCAGGTTTCAAAAAATTTTCTTACTTCTTCTTTGTTTCTCGGGTCATCAGCCTTGATGACCTTTTGTTCTTCACCCTTTTTCCCGTCATTTTTCTTATTGTATGTCGGGAGAATTGCCCCGTACATTATCATGTTTGTATAGCTGATATTGTGCAGAACGTAGTCGAAAGTCAGATTATACCCTTTTGCGAAACCGCCAATTACAGCCCAAATGCTGTCGTTCAATTCTCCACTTTCCTCGGATGAAGAAGATTGAGTTCTGTCAGGAAAGTGGTAAGCCCGAAAAAATCGGCAATCTGCATTTTTGATAAAATTTGGCTCACAATCAGGTTCAGGGCTTTCGGTTCGACATCTTCAAGAAGTTCTTTTGCGAGTTCCGCTTTTCTGTCAATGGTAATTTCAACCTCAACCATGTGCTGGCGGCGAATAAGCCCGCACAGATACCGTTTTTCTTTGATTTGCTGAACTTTCTTCTTCTCAATGATGTTCTTTGCGCCAAGAATGAGAATAGCCGCTATGTCGCCGAGAATACGGCAGTCTTTCGCCACGGACAAAGTTTCTTCAACGACCTTTTCGGCGTCAAGCACAATATGGGGAAGTTGCGAGATAGCCTCTGAAACAAGAATAAGTGTCGCCGTACTTGCGTGGGCGACCTGATATGTCTTTTCGCCGACCTTGACATCCAAAGGCTTTTCAAGGACGGTTTCCGCAACCATCTGTTCTATTGTCTTTTCATTCATAATCTGATATTTTTTAAGTTTCTAATCAGGGGCGGGAGCCGGAATCGAACCGACATGCAACCGGGAAATGCGTTCAGGCTTCACGGTGGATAAACCAGTGTATCAATCCCGCCAAAGGCTTTTAGCCTTTTGGTTTTGTATAGGGCTTGACTATCTTCCCCGTTTTTGGTTTCAGACAGCGTGTGACATAATGAAGCATCTTTCCCTCTGCGGTTGAGTAGCTCTCATCGCAACGAACCACGGAACGGTCAATTAACGAGCCCTCGCATTCTTCATCTTCGGGCGTGATTCGGAAAGCGTGCTCGCCTGAAATCAATCCGTCATTGTCTTCAAAAGGACGTTCTTCGCCTTTCTTGACAAACAAGTCAAATTCAAGCGTGTAGGAATTCTTTCCGTATCGTACATCGACAAGCTCGCCGCCCTCTTCCGTGGCGGTCTTCTCAGTTCCCGCAGTCGGGGTTACTTTTGTGGTATCTTCCTTTGGCGTAGGAAGTTCCGTCCATGATGCGCTCGCTCCGGGAGCCCCGTCTATTGAGGGGGTGGTTTCAATTTTGCATTTACCCCATGATAATACTGACATAACTTATTCGTTTTAAATGTTCTACATTGATTTGATATTCAGAGGCGCATCATCGCTGCCGAAGAAATCATAATGAAGTTTCACAACGATGAAATGCTGATTGATGTCAGGTTCAGCCTCCGTGTAAATGGTTTGTTGAAGCCTGAATTTATAACAGGACTTATCGGCAGTCAGGCTTTTAACCCATTTATCGGCGAGACGTTCTATTTCTTCTGCCCGCTGACCGTCTTCAACGAAAACCCCGTTATCGTAAGGGTCAACATCTGGAACATAGATATTCACGGTTACAACGCCCGTTTGAATGTCACCCGAAAGACCCGATGTGAATATCACAACGGCATCCTCCTTGCGGCTGTCTCTCGGGCGATTACTGGTCTTACCGTCCCCTCTGTAAACGTCCCCTGAAATCATCGAGGAAAGGGTACTGTTTTTCAGCAGACGGTACACGTCCCCTTGAATTTGTTTTGAAGTCTTAGCCATATAAGTTCTGTTTAATGAAATCCGAGTTGTTTCAACATTTGCGGTACAAGACGTTCGGCAAGAAGTTCTGAACTGTCGAGAACGTCAAGCCCCTTTGCGGACACATAAGAAGCGTAGTTCATACCAGCCACGACAATAAGGCATATACCCTGCGGGAATTTTCTTGCGAGGCTTTTCACATACGCCGCCCCCTTTGAAGAACCGTCCTTGCCTTGTTTCACGGTTTGGAAGCTGGAAGAATGGATTATTCGCCCGTCAACCGTGATAACATAACCGATTGAACTTCTCAGGTTGCCCGTGCGGTCTTTGTAAGAATTGGTTGAACGTGCCCGGTTCAAGACTGCCTCCCCGATATACATCAGGTTTCGGATAAGAACTTGTTTCAGCCTTTCAAGCTGCTGTTCTGTATATCTGTCAATCTCCGACATCGGTGTTAGTTGTGTGATAGGCATATTCCTCTCAGTTATTTTTTGCGAAATCGGCGCATGTGGCGTTTACTTTTCTTATTGGTATGTTTGACCGGGTTGAAAAAGCAAAGCCGACATACAGCCGCAAATCGCTTTAGACCAAAATTCTTACTTCGCACACGGCTTCAAGCGGTTCAGCTTGAATTATTGAAAACGTGCCAATCTCTTTCCCTGACAGGTCTTTCAAGCGTAGCTGTTCCGAGGGAACGGGTTGTTCTTCAATCAGAATTTCATAGGAAGCCACAGTAAAATGTTCCCCCTTGATAATTCCGAGTTGGTTGAACTTCTTCGCCTTGAACTGACAAGGGATAAGCTCGCCCCACGCCTCAGAAGACGGTTTGATGGGATAGCCCGTTTCAGGGTCAATCCCGTTCGCTGTCTTTGTCTTGAATTCGATTGTTCCGTTTTGAATAATCATAGCCGAGAACCTTTATATCCGTAAATAGGTTTGTTTGCGCTGCCGCTATCATCGTCAAAGTCTTTGTACAAGGCTTTGGCATGATTACGGAATTGCGTTCTCTGTTCGTCCGTGAATGAATAGGACTGACCGCCCTGAGACACGTCAGGAGCGAAAGACAACCACAGAAGCAAGTCTGCTTTGGCGAGGTTGTAGCTTTTCCCTTTCAGAACCTCTGCTGTCGCTTCCGTGTCAAGGTCAAGCCCCCGTTTGTTCGCTGTCTCAACAAGTGTTCGGAGCGGTATCGGGTAGGCGTTTATACCTTTCAGGTTTTCAATCACTTTTGCCATAATTCAAGACCGTTTTTAATCCCAATCTTGTGCGTCCGTTCTCACGTAGATGTTGCGGTAAGCCGTATCAAATACGGGGATAGCGTCAGCCTGACCGATTGTAACCTCGCTCTTAGGCTCAATCGTACCGTACTTCTTGACAACTGTATGGGCACGCACGGCTCTCAGAATTGTTTCTTCGTTTTCCTGAAGAATGTCATACTGTGTAGAACCGAGTATTTCACTTTCTGACAAAATCATACGGCTGTTCTCAAACGGGTTGCCGGAAGTCTGTGAACCGTCTGAAAATTCACGGGTGATGGTTTGGTCAATAACACGAAGTTGAATACCGTTCAGCCATGCTTGTTTTGCGAGCATGGTGTTTACAGCAGCCAAGTCAGGTGTTTGAGAGATACCGAGGGCATTGGCGGCGAAAGAAGCGCACTGTTTAATGATTTGTTCCGCAGAACAGATTTTGTACAGTTCATCCAAGTTGATGAAAGCGAACTTCAAATTCAGGTTATTATCCTTACCCAGCTTCACAAACTTAGCAAGGTCGCCGATAATGTCAGCAGTTGACTTGTTGTTCCAATCAACGGATGATTTGGTTTTCATCTCATCATCCACGTCATAGTCAAGGTCAAATTCATTGGCGTAGGTTGCGTTCGTGGTGGTCGTGAATTTAAGCACACCAGCGTTTGATGCAAGTTTCCATGCAATATATTCTTCCTCCGACTGAACGCCGTTGAAACAGAAGTCAACATCGTTTCCCCAATACTCAACCAACTTTGTTGCGTCTTCGTCCTGAGCAAACGCCAAAGCGGTCTGATAATCCTTAATTTCAGAACGTGAAAGTTCACGGCTGATAGAGATAAACGGAATATCTCCACGTGCGCTCTCGAATATCGGGCGGCGTTTGCGCATGATAGTTCCGTTATCGGTGTGCAGGTCGGCGGCGACATTCTTCTTTTCAAGCTGGTTCGTTAATGTTTTCCAGTTGAAGCCGTTGACTTTCTTGACCGGAAAATGCTTCCCGAAAAGGAAGCCGGAAGCGTCAGCCGAGTTCAGACGGGCTTGAACCATTTGCTCGGTCAAACCCTGAATCATTGTATTTACAATAGTTCCCATAAATTACTTACGATTAATAGTTTATGATACCTTTTAGGTGTTTCATCACGCATTCGGGAAGCGGGTTGCCCTTTGTTACGCCAATAAGCCAAGCGTCCGTGTCAAGGTTTGAGTTCGGCACGATAGGCTTGCCTGTTCCGACAAGTGAAAGCGGTGTGTATTTCAGTTTTGATGTTGTCGTTGCCGATTCCTCTGCCGCTTCAATGATAAAGCCGCCTTTCTCAATCTTCACGCCGAGAGTTGTCCCGACCTTGATTGTGTCATGGGTTTTCTCTGTGGTTGTAATTTCCGTGATAGCATAAGCCTTACCACCTTCATCAGCCATGACGAAATCGCCCACTTTGAAATTGTGACCTTTGTTTACTTTGATGTCGGTTGCGGTTGTTGTAGCTTCTGCCGACAGAACGGCAATCTTCACAACGTGACAAATGCCGTTGTCGGGTGCGCTCAGTACTGCGCCCTCGTTCAGAAAATCGCCGCCGAGTTCAGAAACCTTGACTGAAACACCGCCGCGAATATCCGCTGTTTTGTGCATGAAGACACGAGGGGTACGTGTGTCTTTCCTGCGTGTTACTGTCATTCCCATTTTTTTGAATGATTTTGAGTGTTAAACATTAGAACGGCTGACCGTCAGCGGGCTTGTTATCACGGTGTGATATCGCCTCTATCTGCTCTTTTGTCAGTTCGTTCCCTTGACTTGATGAACCGCCGTTCTGTGCGGATGGTCTTCCGAAAACAGCCCCCTTTGCCCGTGTGTCATTGACAATGCCGTCCACCTCGGAAGTGATTTCGCCGACAAGCGTGTTGAACTGTTCATCGGTCAGCCCGTCAACAGGTGTACGCTCGTAAGCTTTTCTGAGATTTTCGGGAAGTTTCTCAATGATTGTGGAAAGTTGTTGCTTGCGGGTTGCAGTTGTACGGTCTCCGTCCATTTTGTTCAAACGCTCGGTTATCGTCTTGTTGCTTTCGATAAGAGCCTGTGCCCAAGCCGGAACTTGCTCGCCCCCTGCGGATTGTGTCTGAACGGTTTGCGTTCCTCCCTGCTGACCGCCCTGAGAACCGCCCCCGTTATCAACCTTTTGCCCGTCTTTCAGACCGTATTTGGTTTCATAGGTTTGTACGGCTGTTTGTTGGGCTTCTGTCGCACGGCTGTCGCCGTAGCTTTCAATGATTTCGATAAACTCTTTTGTTACCCCTGCAACGGCAGTTGTAACTTGTTCATCAGTAGTTACAGTCTTGGCGAGTTTGTCGGCAATCCTGTTCAATACATTTGCGTTGACCCCCGGAAATTTGGCTTTCAACGCTTCTAAAATCTTTTGTTTCATAACGACTTCTTTGTTTAACTGATAAGTTTACTGCAACAAAGGTATGGTTTATTTCTTAAAGTGATTACAATATACTCATAAAAATAACGCTTTTTTCTTGTTTATCTCGGTTTTTATGCTATAAAATATACTTTTAAGCTGTTTTGAGATTGTTCATAAAACAATGGAGTTAAATACTACGGAAGTGGAGTTAAGTGGGGTTAAAAATAATCTGTCCAGTTAATTTTTACCCGAAAAAGTTGATTATTTCCAAAATACTTAACTTATATTTGCAATGTGATTAAGATGTAATCACTTTTAAACCTCAAAAAACAGAAATATGAAGACGATAAGTTTAGCATACAGCACAAGAGAAATCAACCGAAATTTCAGAATCAAGGTTTCAGGCGTTGACGGCGAGGGCAATAAGGTTCACAAGCTGGTTGGCGTTTCGGGGGCTATCGCTCTTATCGGTGTTGAAATGTTCAATAAACTTTTGAAGCGGGCTTTCAACAGCGTTGAGGACAAATGCGTATGCAAACTCAGGAGAGGTATCAAATTTTCATTTTATATCAAATAATCAGGAGGAAACGATTATGTCAATCAATTTTAGAAAACTGAACCGTCAGGTTCTCCCTTTCAAACCCGAAGCAAAACGAGGATTTATCTTCATCGCCACGGATGAACAAAAGAAAAACGGTCTTTTCAGTATCGCAAAGGTTGGGAGCAAAAGAAGTCTTATGACCATTCTCGTTGATACTATCAATTCCGATGAAGACTTCAAACGCGAATTTTCAATCTGAATAGGAGGGCAGAATTATGAAAGACAACATGCGCAGTATCATCGAAGCAGCTTTTTGGGCTGGTTTTGAACCAAGTTCAGATGACTTGACAGAAGCCGCCTTGTATGAAGAGGCAAAGGAGTATTTAGAAAAATCATTTCAGTATTAACCAAATAAAAAACAGAGTATGGAAACAATGACAGTGACAAATGAAAAGACCTTACAACAGGGTTTAAATGATGTTGTTATCAACAAAGTTCAACGGATGATAGACGGGAAAGCCGTTGGGGTTCAGGCTACAATGGAACGCCTTATCAGCGAGGGGAAGATTGCGCAGGACTATATCGCCCCGATAGGCGTTAACCTGAGACAGAAAGACCACAGCCCCGTGATAACATTCAACGGGGGAGAACGCCTGATGATGAATATGCCTGACGGTCAGTTCTCGCTCCATGATAACGCCATAGGTCAGCTTGCCGATAGGATGGGCGTTCCGCAACGTTATCTCAGGCAGCTTGCACAGGGGGCTGAGTGGGCTAAGAACCTTGCCGCCGAAATTCTGAACGAGCATAGCGGATGGACGGAAAGAAGCCGTGTTCTTGTTAGAACCGTTGGGGAACAGGTTCGGGGTGTTCTCTCTGACAGTTATCGCCGTTTGAACAGTGTTGAAATCTTGACCGCCTTTGTTCAGGAAGCGGCAAAGCAAGGAGCGGTTATTTCGGACGCTTATATGAACGACACAAAGGTTTGGGCTGAAACAATTCTGCCACAGCCGCTTGTTATCCCGACAGCGAAGAACGGCGATGTCATCATATTTGCTGGCGCACGTTTCTCAACTTCTGATTACGGGGACGGGGCGGTTGACATGCGGGCGTTTCTTTTGAACGGGGCTTGTCTCAATGGCATGGTTCGTGAAAGTGTGATGAAGCAGGTTCACTTGGGGTCTAAGTTGCCTGATAACCTGAAACTATCCAACAGAACGTATGAACTTGACACGAAAACCACCGTTTCAGCGGTTAAAGACCTGACGAAAGGTTTGTTCGGGAAAGATAATCTGATGAAGAAAGCCTACGAGATACAAGGGGCTTCCGAAATTGATGTTGATTTCGAGCATGAATTGAAGAACCTGACAAAGAACGGAAGTCTTCTGAAACAGGAAAGCAAGGAAGTTGAAAAGATTTTGATGCGCAATGACCCCGAAGACGGTGTTCAGGGAGGTTCAACCCTTTGGAAGCTCACTCAGGCAATCACGGCTCACGCCCGAGAACTAACCCCTGAAAGAAGCCGTGAATTACATGAAATTTCAGGTTCGCTTCTCAACCGTGTGAAATTACAAGCATAAATAACTATCTCCCGTGAACCCGTCAAAAGCGGGTTTGCGGGTTTAAAAATAGACTGCAATGAAAAAGACTGATTTGACATTTATCGGGGTTGACAGTTGGGACAGACCCGTGTACAAAGACACCAACGGCAAATTATGGAAAGACATTACGCTCGGGAGCGATACGCCTGAGTTATATTCAGCTTGCAATAACGACTTTGAGGGAGAGCCTGATATGCCTATTGAAATGACTTATCCCGATTTTGAATAGTTGACATGATGTTTAACCCGCCCGACAGAGAGCCGTAAAAGCCCTGTGTCGGGCTTAAAAACCGAGAGACAACGATGACAGACGAAAAGAAATTTGAGTTCAATGAAGATATTGACAATGATTGTTTAATGACATGGAAGAACGCCCGGACTTTGGGACGTTATAAAGCCCTCTGTAATGAACGTGATTCGGTTGACGTGAAGAAATATGATTGCTTCTTCGCTTTCGGTAATGAATCATTCGCAAGGGGTATGAAAGGAATACGCCCTTTGAATGACGGGGAGAAGATTTACAGTTTCGGCGCAGGAGGCTATGGCACAAAAGACGGTATAGAACGCCTGTTCAAGTTTTACGAAGAGATGGAAGCCCGAATAAAGAATGAATGTGACCCGCAGGAGGTTTATTGCTATGAATACAATAACCATGAATGTTGCATTGCCTTTGACGGGGATATAGAAGCTATCAGGCTTGTTGCCCGGATATGGGGTGTCGAGACGGCGAAAACAATCAAACGGAGGTCGGCTTTTTATAGAGTTGAAGAACTTTTCAAAAATAATTAATTGAAAAAGTAATGTTTTCTACGAGATAATGTAGGTTTTCTCGTAGAAAACTATGCTTAATTAGTGTTTTCTGCGCAAGAAACCCCTAAAGGAGAGGAAAGAAAAGAATATAGAAAAAAATACTACTAACGTAGTATAAAAAAAGACCCTGACGGGTCAGGCGTACACACCCTGATTTTGGGAATGGGGTTCGCCTGACACAAGGTTGGGGCGTTAAACAGAAAAAGACTATGGCGAAAGAGCAAAAGACGATTTACCGGGTTCAGTTCAAAGAACCGCCATTGAACGATGACGAAAGAACAGAGTTCTTCTTCACGTCACTTGCGGCGATTTATGATGTCTTCACGGCAGAGCAAATCGGCTGCAAGGTCAACCGCTTGTACAACATCGGTTTGCCTGACGGTACACCGTATGACGGGAAACGTTGCCTGATAACTCAAGAGGCGATTCACAGTAAGGCGCAGAAAAAAACGTTCACGGGCTGAGAAATAAAATAAGCCCGAATAAGCCGATTTAAGGCGTTATTTTGAGTTAGCTTATAACTTGCACAAGATTGACTGCGAAAATCCAACAGCGGGGCTAAAAACAGGTAAATTGGCGGTGTTTGTGATTACAGTGTAATCATATTATCCGGTTTATTCGTTTGAGGCTTTCAAAAAACATTCGCTTTTTTTGCGAACTTTCAGAAAAAGAACTTATCTTTGCGGAAGAAAAAGAACTGAATATGGAAATAATCTTCAATGAAGAATATCTTCGGGAAATGTATAATACCGGGCGAACGGATAAGAAACACCGTTTTCAGCCTCAAATTATACGGAAATATATTCGTGTGATAGATTTGATGCGGGACACTTCAAATGTCTTGGGGTTAATGCGATACAACGCATTGAATTACGAGAAATTGAAAGATGATAAAGCGGGGCTTTCTTCTGTGAGAGTGAATGACCAATATCGCATTGAATTCGAGGAACATACCAAAGACGGGGAAACCGTTGCCACGATATGCAATATAACAGATTTGTCAAACCATTATAAATAATTGATTATGATAACAATACAGGGAGTTGACCCTAAAATGATAGCGAACAATATTGAGCCTGCGTTTCCCACGCATCCGGGGGAAATCTTGAAAGAAGAAATCGAATACAGGGGGATTTCTCAACGCAAGTTGGCTGAACGGATGGGCATAGGATATTCTGTTCTGAATGAGATATTGAACGCCCGCCGACCTGTCACTGAAAAAACGGCGATGATGTTCGAGGCTGCGCTGGGGGTTGAAGCTGAACCGTTGATGCGTCTTCAAATGAGATACAATGTGCGTATCGCCCAAAAAGACAAGTCTTTCATGCAGCGTTTGGATAATATCCGCAAGATTGCCGCCGTTCTTTAATGGCGTTGCGATTGCGCCTGAATGCCGGGCGATAATTCAGAACGTGAAGACTTACACCAATTTGGAAAGTAAAGCGTTTATACGTCAAATTCGGAGAAAATAACTTAACAGGTCAGAGTATGGAAACAGTTTTTGATTATAACATAACAGACAAAGAGCGTGAAGACATCGGAATATCTGAAAAGGAGAATTATTTGGCTTTTATTGATGAAGATAGTGCAAATTGGGGATTAGCTGAGTTAATGCATGAACGGGGAGATATGAAACGGGCGGCAATGTATGCTGAGAAATTGCCGCCCGATTTGAAGTGGGATTTTTACCGGACAATAACACACCCATAGGATTATTTCATTTGTTGTAAATGTTTGATAAAAACATTGTGCTTTTTATCGACCATGTCTTCAACAATATTGTATGCTTGTGTGATGTCATATTTCCCTTTCGCTTGAACGAACTTCACGATTTCCATTTGAATGTCTTCATACGGGGTTTTCAGGATGATGTCTTTGAAGTGGGCATGCGCCTCTGCTTGTGTGACGTTTATATGCTTCAACAGAGTTTGAAAGTTAGATACAAAACTTCCATATCCATAGCCCCGTTCAATGATTTCTTTAGTGTTGACCGCCTTTCCTCCGAGGCTTTTCACAAAGTCACGGTATGAATGACGTGCACAGAACTGATTGATAGTTTCCATAGTTTTGCTTTTCAGTTTTGTTTTCTTTTTCAAATCTTTCCAACCGACAGCTTGCGCATGGCGTATTTCATGCCATAGGCTTTCAAGGGCGTATTCTTGTTTGAATGTCATATCAACACCCGTGGATATGGATTTTAAAGCCCCCTTGACTTCTTCAAGCGGGTTGAATGTCTCGCCTCCGACAAGCCTGAATTCCCGGTTGGCAATTTTGATTGTGTTTCCCGCCATATCATAAGCCCCTGTGGAGTTCAGGTAAGACCGGGAGTTCGCCATAAAGAAACTTACACCTTTCGCCCGTGTTATCACGACATCTGCCAGCCCGCCGAGGAATAAATCGGGGTTATTTTGGGCAAAGGTCTTAATCGTGTTCTGAACCTCTTTGCCCGTGATATAGTTCGGGTCTTTGAGTTTCAGAAAGGCTTCTTTCAAGTTCTCAATAATCCCTGCGTCTTGACCTCCTTTCAGCGTTCCCATATTCTGAATGAACCTTTCAGGGATAAACTTCACGTTGTCACGGATGAAGTACGGAACAGAAGACATACGTTTCGCCCGGTCTTCATTGTCAACAAGCCATTGTTTGAAATTGTCAGGAACATCCTTGACCTCGTTTTTGCTACCCTGAATGGGTTCTTCCCCTGCCATAATGCGGCGGTTGTCTTCTGCCATTTCTTCCTCGGTCTTCAAGACCGTTTCAGCATGACAGCGGCAATGTGGATGCCACCCCGTGAACTTGAACGTCTTTGGATAAAGCCCTTTCAGTTCATCACAAATATCCTTGAACGCAACGCCGTTCAAAGTGTGGTTATTGCTCAACTTGATTTCAATCCCGACAACGAAATCAAGGTTTTGCCAACGGGTATAGTCAGCCGTGCGATAGGCGATGTTTGTTTCTGTGGCGGCGAGGCGGCGGGCGTTCTTGAATGAAGAACGGTAAACACCCTGACCGGGATGAAAAGCCGCCGCCCGCTTGGATAGCTGCATAACTCCGTGTTCATCCTTGACACGTCTGAACAATTTGTCGGGGAATTTCAGGTATTGACGCAGTTCTTTTGTCATGTCCTCGGCAGATACGCCGTTTCTCAAACCGACATCAAGACCGAGTTCGATTTCCTCTTTGAACTGGTTCGTATAATTCCATACACGGTCAGAGAGGTTCAGCCCGTTTGTCTTTCTCTGAATGAACGCTTCACGGGCTTCATCGTTCGTTGAGAAATAACGGCGGTATTGAGCCTGAGAGAGTTTTCCCACGTTGTTACCGAAAACCTGACGGGCGAGTTCGTTGTTCTTGTTGTTTGATAGCGTCCAAGCGGAGTTTATGCCGTTAACTATCGCCGCCGACAACCCGCTTTTTAGCCCCGACAACAGCCTTTCTATTCTTTTGCGTGTAATTGGGTAGTCGCTGAAAGAAAAGAGCTTGTCGGGGTTAAAATCGCCTATGGTCGCACCGATGCGTGCGGCTTCCTTGACAGCAGCCTCGTAAATCTGTTCTATCCGCTTGTCAAGGGCTGACAGGTCTTTCAGGTGTTGACGTTCCCATTTATTCAGCCTTGCCATCGTTTACCTCCCGTTTGATGAAATGTTCGCACTGAGGGTCTGAGAGAAAGCGACAGAACTTGCCGCCCGTATAGAACGGACAACGGCACATGAACGGTTTCCCGTTTGCACCTATTTCATGCCAGTCATAGCTATGCCCGCAGTCACGACATTGAAATTTCGGTTGTTCTTTGGTCTTTGGCGGTTGTCTTCTTCTTGATATTGCCATAATGTCCCCCTTTCTTGTTATTCAGCCATTTCAAGGCTGTCGTACATTTCTTCTTCCTTGATTTCTTTCAGTGTCTTGTCAACGTCATCGGACTTTCCGTAACGCTCAATGGATTCACGTTGGGACATAAGAGGCTTGCCACCGTTGGCTGTCATCAAGTTGTTGATGTCATCCTTTTCATCCGATATCGTGAACGGGGTAATGATGATTTCAGCTTTCAGAGCGTCAATGTCGGCGGCGTAGCTTTCCCCGAAGACAATCTTTGCGAAAGCCTTGATAACATTTATTTCACGGTCGAAAAACTCAATCAGCGGTCCTTTCTCATCGTTGACTTTCAGTTGTGCGTCAATGAACAGTTGTTTCCGGCTCTCTCCTGATAAGGCGACCTGCGACATCTTTTCGTAAGACCAATCAGGGAGTTGAAGCATTGTGAAATAGAGGTTTCTCAACTCTGAAACGTGGAATTTCAGGTTCTCAACGGCTTGTTGCCAAGTGACATACTGCGCTGTTGAGCCTTTCGGGTATTGCATGACGGCACGAGCTTCCTTATCAGGGCTTTTTTCATCGCCGTAACTTATCGCTTCATCAGCGAAGACGCAGAACAGCGGCTTTGAGTTCTCACGGATGTAATTACCGTTACGGCTCAAAGACCATTCAATTTCATAAACGGTATCTGACGTGAATTCCCAAATCGGGAAAGGACGGCAGGCGTAAATTGCGGGGATTTTCAAAAGCGTTATATTTTCATTCTCAATCTCCTGCCATGAACCGCTTTCAGAAGACCATTTGATGTGCTTGTTTGCCGTGTATGCGTCAAAGAACTTCACGGTCTTTCTCCCTTTCTTCCTTTGATAGCCGACTGACATTGCTATCATGTCGCCGTATTCATCGAAAAGGGGGTATAGGTCATCGCCGAGCATAGGGGAGAACGTGCGACAACGGATTTTCAGGGGGCTTTTTCTTCCGTAAAGCGTGTTGTTCTGTTCAAGGGCGTACCATAACGTCATAATCTCGCAGCCGGCAAAGAACCTATTCACACGGTCTATGTCAACGCTGTCGATGCGGTTCTTGTCGAGGACGCTTGTTATGAATGTCGCCACTTCTTTCTGTTTGTCGTTCTCAGGTTTGAACACACGCTTGACAGGTATAGCCGTAACCAGTTCTGTCATTCTCTTTGATGCGAGCTTCTGAAAGCCGAGCGCAATGCGGGTCACTTGCTGAATTCCGTCTTCATTCACGATGTCGGGGTATTTCTGTCTATCCATGACGGGGTGAAACTTCGGGTTATACTCCATTTCAAGCCCTTTTCTACCGCCCCAAACAGGGACGTTCACGGTCTTTTCACTCAGGGCGGCAATTTTCTGTTCTGCCGTCATGTCCGAATTTAAAATTTCTTCGATTGTCATTGTTTGATATTTTTTGAATTGAATATTCTGTTTGTTATCTCCGCAGCATTTTCGCAATTCTGTTCACGTTGATAGGTTTTGCATACCGAACGGGATAGAACGTGTTAGCCAAAGCGTCAAATTTGTCAGGGCTTCGCCCGAGGCGTTCTTTTATGTCTTCTTTCGGCTCAATATAAAGTTTGCCGTTTGACTTTACCGAGAACTTTATTTCCGTGGCTTCTTCGTCAAACTTGTCATCCGGCGGTAGCATGGCTCCCGTATTGTTTCTTGGGTTCAGCCAATCACGGACAGCCCAAAACAGATAAGCACGCATGTTGAAGAACTTGTTTTGCCCCGTGATGTCGCTCAGTTCACGCCCGTTAGGGGTCTTTGCGCTCTCTGAGTACTTGCAACTCAGGATATAATGCGGTTCGTCTTCAAGTTCAACGCAGCGGCTATAAACGCCCGCACCCTCGCCGATTGTGTCAATGCTGACGTAAAGACCGATGTTCTGTCGGCGGGCAACCATGATTTTTCCAGCCACTTTCATGTGGTCTGCCACGCCGCCTGAATTGTGTGTGTCAAAGGAAGCCACCCAGTTGTCACGGCGAAGGACATAACACGTTGCGTCACGCCCCATGCCCGCCACGTCAACTCCGAGAATATTGAGGTCAGCCCGAAGCGGTTCACGCCCTTTGGCTTGTTTCCAACGTTCATGCGCTTCTTCAAGCCATTGACGGGGAATAAGCGTGTCTTCATCGACTTTCGGGAACAGACCGAGGACTTTCTTTCTGAACAGGTCTTCCGGGCGATACCATTGCCCCTCGAACTCAAAGTCATCCATTTCTGATATGATTTCATCGGGGGATATTTTCTCACACCAATTTTCAAGTTTATCCAACACCCAATCATAGTCAACCTGACCGGGAATAATAATCTTCTTGCTTGCGATATTCGGAGCAGTCAGGCTGTTCAGACGGTATTTGTGCCAACGGTCTCCTTTCTGAGATTTGGCGGCATAGCCAACTGTCTTGTTTGGGTTGAAGACAAGAAGAATACGGCTGTCGCCCTGCAGGTTTCCCTCTATGGCGGCAAAGGTGTCATCCCCGATACCTGTAGCCTCGGTTACGACAAACATCGTGTGAACCGCATGAAAACCTGACCACGCTTCATGGTTGTGTTCATCAGCCTTGAAGCCTGTCAGGAACCATTCATCATTGTTTGTTCTTATGTCATAGGCGTTCAGTTTGCCTATAAGTTCAACGCCACGGGCTTTGGCTCTGTTGAAAAGGCGGCTTATCTCAGGCATCATGATGTTTTTTACTTGACGGTCTGTCGGGGCTGTCAAAGCGACTTTGGTATTTTCAACAAGTTCTATTTCGCCCAAACTGTTCTTTCTCCAGCGAGGGGTGAGATACAAGAAACAGATAGCGGCACAAGCCGCCACGAAATCCTTTCCACGGGCTGTGCCTGATGCAACCGATGTTCGCCTGTTGTGCTGAACGCTTGACAGTATTTCTTGCTGTTCTTTGTCAAGGGTCACTCCGAGGGCTTCACGGACAAACCTGTTCCAGTCTGCCCGCCATAGGTTCATCAGTTCAAGACCTTTCTTGCGGAGAATATCTTTATTCTGTTTCTTCATTGAGTTATTTTTTGCTGATTCGCCCTGTGCCGGGCTTTCGTTTTCAAATGGTAACTTTATACGAATGAATTATTTCAGAGCCACATTCGGGCGCAATCGGGGTTATTCTGCTTCGTCCTGCGTTTCGGCTTCATCCAACAAGCCACTTTCAATCAGCAGGGAGGCGAAAGATACATTTCCGTTGATGTCTTTCTTTTCGGGAGCGTAAAGACCAAGCAGCTTACGCCGTTCTTCAAGTTGTTTCCTGATTTCGGCGATATATGACGGGTCTCCGAGCATGATAACCTCCGTTTCCGTGCGCTCTGTCTGATACGTCCTGATTGAAGTCTGCCCCGTCTCGTTGTCACGGGCGGGAGAACCTTTCTGTTTGCGTTGCGTCTTATTGTAATCAGTCTTTGACTTTTCCCACTGTTCCCATAGTTCCCGGCAGGTTTCGTCAATGCGTTCAAGTTCAAGCGTAAGGGCAGCGTCCATGTCTTCAATTCTGTTTTCCCTCCATTCGTCAAGAAGCGTTTGCACGTCTTTATGAACCGTGGCGAGGGAATAAGAGGGCAGTTCAAGTCTTTTTACGACTTCTGATTGAATTTTTCTGAGGCTGTAACCCCGCTTGTACATTCCCGCCACGATTTCGAGACGGGCTTGTTTCAGTTGGTTTCTTTTCTTCTCTTGTGCCTTGCTCATAGTTCTTTTGTCATTGAAAGAAAGTTCAGATAAAAATCAAGGTTGCAGCTTGAAAGTTCGATGTATGTTCGCCCGAACTCAGGGAACGTATGAACAGCAAAATGGCTTTCGGAAAGCAGCCATAAAGCCGTGTAACCTTGTGGACTGAAATGATGTTCCGTGCAACTCAGAACATTGAAGCCCGCCTCACGGAGAAGTTCGTCGAACATCCCCCGCAGGGATCCCGGGTCTGTCTCTTTGACCCATTGGGAGTGATTCCAGATTTTTGCTTGCATGGTCTTATTCATTTTCAGTTGTTTCACTCTCAGAAGAAGTTTCAGAGGCTTCAAACTGAACCATGTCTTCTTCTGTGTACTCAATTTTCGGGTATTCTTTCTTTATGTCTTTCGGGTTTCCCTTGAAGAATACAAGGATATGTTGGTGTGTCTTTGCGACCTTTCTTGTCTCCATGTATCGGGCGGCTCTTAGGGCTGTTGATGCGGTCTGTTCAACAAGGATGATTTCGTTATACAGGAGAACGCCCACTTCTTTGAATATCCGTTTGATGTCGCCGCAGAAGTCATAATAAAAGCCTGTCTTCCGGTCACGGACATCGCCCACACAGATAACAGCGAAACGGTTATTTCTCAGGCAGCCGACAGCCGCCGTGAAAGCGTTCTTCAATATCTGAATGAAGTCTTCATAGCTGTCTTGATTGCTTGCGTCATTCGGGAGGTCTGAATACTTTTCAAGGTCAAAATATGGAGGACAACTGAACAGCAGGTCTTGGCTCTCGGGGTTGATGTGCTTCGCCACGTTCTGACCGTCATCGCAAATATAACGGGCGGTCATTTCAGCCACACGCTCGTTGTTCAGATTGGCTTGCTGTTCTCTTAGTTCAATGCCTGTGAATTGGTTGCCGAGATAAGCGGAAACAAAGCCGAAAACGCTATCGCCAGCGAAACAGTCAAACGTCTGACAGTTCTTGAACCCGAACCAGCGGCAAACGATTTCAGCCATAACAGGGTCAAGGATTGAAACGCCCTGAGCAACGATTTTTGACTGTTCACGTTCAAGGTCTTCTTTTGGAACGTACTTTTCGATGTACTCTTTGAACGTGATACCGAGTTCTTTTCTGTGTTCACGGGTTCTTTGATACAGGTCTTTGTACTTGATTTCAAGGCTCGTTACAAGCGTGTCATTACGGCTTTCGCCCATATCTCCAATGATGTCATACCACTTCTTTTTACGGTCTTGCCAATAACCTTTGCGAGTGTCAAGGATTGAGAATGGGGGAACGACAAAGCGGTCAAACAGTGATGATTCGGGTGCGCTGTTCGGCAGGGAGGAAGAACCGTTTCCGCTTTCGCTTTCTGACTTGTCTTCCCACAGGTCTAAGCCCCAATCAACAAGTTCATCCGTGTCCCATTCATTAGCGAGAGCGTCCATGTCCCACTCTCCATAACCCACGTTGTCTTTGATGATGAACTCCCGCTGTTCTGCGTCTGTCAATTCAGAAGCCTTGATAACATGGGCTGTCGGGCTGTCAAGCCACTTTTCCCAATGACTGCGTAAAAGGTCTCGTTCCGCTTCTGTCTTCTGTGCGTATCCTGAACATTCCCCAAGCCGGGTGTTTATTTCAGCGGGAGACATTTCAGCGATAGCGGACAAAGCCCGAAGACGCATATTCCCACCAAGAACCGTGAACGTGTTGTCAACGACTATCGGGCGAAGTTCAAGCATCTTCGGGAGAATGAGAATAGACCTAATCAACTTTTCAAACTTGTCATTCTTGATTGTACGGGGATTCGCCCCGTTAACCTGAATTTGTGAAAGATGAATCGTTTCTGTTTTCATACTCTTTTTTGCTTAGTGATTACATTGTACGCACAAAAATATGAAAAAGTGAGTATAATGTAATCACTTTTAGGCAAAAAAGGGGCTTTTTAAAGGGTAAAATCATTCAAAATGGCTGATTTCATCAAATCAAGGGTCTTTTTCTTGTACAAGTCATCAGGCGTTGTTCTGAACACACGCCAGCCCATGAGCGTAGCCGTATTATATTTCTCAAGGTCTCCGAGAAAACCTTTCGGGGAAGTGTGCCGCCCGCCCGTCCATACGCCACCCTCAACTTCAAGGGCGATTTTGTACTCAGGCACGGCGTAATCAAACCGCCACTTCCTGACTGGGTGAAATTTGAACTCTTTTACGCACTCTACTTTTAAATCGGTCTTACAAATAACCGTGAAAACGTCACGTAGAGGCGGTTTTGCGGCTGTCTGTGGGCTTTTCTTTGTTTTTGCGATACTTTTATCAGCTTTCATGTTTTAACGTGATTTTGGGGGTTGTTCAAGGGTAAGGAAAACAGAAAGGGGATTGCTCCCCTTTTGTCTGCGTTCCTTTTCTTGTCATCAGAACGGCAGGTCATCTGCGTTTTCGACAGCTTGCGCCCCGTCAAATGTTGAATTAACGTTCATCTGTGGGGCGGCTTTCTTCGCAAGCGGTTTCATGCCGCCGATAATCGGGAGGGCTTGTCTCTGTTCTTCTGACAGGGCTTCGTATATCTCCTTGTCAAGTGACTGTTTGATGCAGTGTGTTTCTTTGTACTGCGGGTTTTCCATTTCTATGGCTGTCAGGTTCAGGTACACGCCTTTCTCCCCGACATAAAGCCCGCTATCGTCAACCGGGATGACAAGGCAGCGTTTTGTTTCCGTGCGCCCTTTGAAGTTTGTTATAAACGCCCCTTTCAGTTTCAGGAGGTCTTCTTTGATTGAAAAATTGCCCATAATTTCTTGTTTTTTATTCGATTAAATATCTGCTTTCGTAATTCGTTCACTTCATTTGCGTTCAGGCTCTCAGGCTCAATGATAGCCCCGTCTTTGAGGGTTGCTCCGGGTTCTGAGCCAATAGGGTTTCTGTTGCCAGTGCTTCCGGGGGTGCAGCCGTTCTTTGTACGGTGGGAGCGGTTCACGTTTAATGGGTTCAGAACGTATTTCATAATCTTCAAGGCTTATTCTTCCTATTTCGTACTTCAAACTGTGTTCAATGGCTTTTGCCGTCAAACATTCAGCCCCGAGCTTTGCTATTTGTTTGACAGCCCGTTCAATCTCAGCGACAGACATTCCTAAACTTTCCTGAGCGTTTATCAAAGCCTCCTTTAACTCTTTGATTACTTCATCAAGGAGACCAATTTTTTCTTGAAAACGGTCACAAACATCATCCAAACTGTCTTTCATTTGTAGCCCTCCTTTTCATTGTCTTTCTGTTCATAACTCATAATGATGTCAATCACTTCTCCCGTCTTTTCGTCACGCTTGAAACGGACATTATGGAGAAAGATGTTTTCACGCTCAAACTGCCTTGAAGCGGAAGCGAGAAAGGCTCTGACTTCACTGATTTTTAAATTCCTGCTCATCGTTGCACACTGTTTGAACCCTGATTGTTTTCGTTGCTTTTCCGACCCTCTTCTGATAACTGTATTGAACATCGCCCGTTCTGTTTGTGAAGTAAACGTAACGGTCATTGTCACTGAAACGGTAAACCGTGATGCCGTCAACCGTGAACAGTTTTTCAACGGGGTATGATTGGTTAGAACTCGCCTTGACTTCTTCAACTTGTTTTGATTCGCACGCTGTCAGGGCTAATAGTGCGATTGAAATAATGACAATCTTTTTCATTTTGTTGGTATTTTAGTGTTAAACACGTCTTTCAGCCATTGTTTATACGGGCTGGCTGGTTTCCCGAAGAAAGCCATATTCGCTTTATAACTTTCATACATCTGTCTGCGGAAATCCGCAGGGATTTGTTTTTTCTGTTTTCTCAATTTCATATTCGTATTTGTTTTATTTTATTTACTTAATATCTACTCAATAAGTTGTAAAACATTCGTTTCTTCTCGATGTATTTAAGTCCGTTTCTGCGAAGTCCCCTTTTGTTCTTGGATACAATCATTTGACAACCTCTAACGCCAACATAGATGCAATCTGAATGATGTCTTTTAGCTTGTCTGAAAGCCCACCAAATCGCTTCACGGCAATATCGGTAACTATCATTCTGAACACCTTCATAGCCTTTTCGCATTATGAAATGTCCAATCTCATTAGCTTCTTCTTCTGAATAGCAAATTGTAAATATATTATTCATATCTATTTTGTTTTAAGTGAATAAACTCAGTTGTACGGGTCTGTCTTTGACCGTTCTTTCATATATCGGGCAGCGGTTTCTATAAAAGCATGAACCACTCTTAGCGGCTGAGAACCTTTCATCCCAAAGCCGCTTGTATTCTTCTGTTCCCATTTCGGCTTCTGTGTTCAGAAACTGAACCAGCTTTATGCAGAAGAAGCCCCGTTCCTCTTGCTTCTCATCGTGAAGCGTTGTCAGTCCGTTTCCTCTTGGTCTCATGGTCTCAACTGTTTAAGAAGTCTTTCAAGACCCCGCCCGTCTTTTATGCTTTTACCTGTCGCCCAGCCGCTGTAAGGGAAGAATGTGACTGTTTGCCCTTTGTGAATGAACTGTATCTGAGTGTTGTCACGCAGAACAATCTCAAAGCCGAGTTCCTGAATGCGGCTGACAGCATATTCAATGCGTGTCGGTTCAAGCCGTTTTTGCCTTTCAATGTCTAATCTTGCCATAACTTCATTTTATATGGTTGTTGAAATTTTTTATACACTCAAATAAATAATGCGCTATTATTGGCTGTACAGCGTTTCCTATGCATTCCGTTCTGTCCACCCTATCGGGAACCCCATTAGACTTTCCAGCAAATTTGGGTGAGGGTATAGACTGTCTTGTTCGCCATCCCGGATATATTCGTGTATATTGCCCCGATAAGTAGGGCTTCCGAAATATCGATTCCTGATTGCTCCGTTTGCTGTTGATTTCGCTGGGGTAGGCAATACAATATAATCGCTCCCTATTCTGTTGTATGCCAAAGTCGGTGCCAGATAAACACTGCCATTCCGCATCATACCCGATTTCGGAAAGGTCGCATAAGACTTGCTCAAATCCCCGAACAACGAGCATTGGGCTGTTTTCAATGAGTACGTAACGAGGTCTAACTTTCCGTATAATTCTGAACATTTCAGACCATAAGCCGCTTCTTTCACCGATAATTCCGACACCTTTTCCAGCAATGCTGATGTCTTGACAAGGGAATCCACCGCTGATGATGTCAACAAACGATGGGTTTTTATACGTTCTAATATCTCTGTTGATTTCATGTTGTTCTCCAAAATTCTTTTTTATTATTAAAGTCTGATAATCTTCAAGCTCACAACTCCAAACAGTCTTTATCCCTGCAAGGGCTGCTCCGAGCCCAAACCCTTCGATTCCGCTAAATAAACTTCCATGTGTTAGCATATATTCTTGTTTTTATTTGTTAAAACGGGCATTCTTCATCAGAGGGCTGAAAGTCATCCCAGTTGAATTGGGAGGCTTCAAAGGCTTCCTGCTCACGCCGTTTGATTTCTTCCTGTAAATGGTTATTGTTATCCCAAACGGGTTCTGTTCCGTTGACAAAGGGGCTGTAACGCCCGTTGTTCAGGTTATATTTGAACAGAGCCATTCCGCACTCTCCGAGGTGTCTGAACTTCACTTTCTTCACATAGATTTCAACCGTGTTTTCAAGTCGGTTTCTGTGAACGACAATACCAAAATCAGCCTTGTTGTAGAAGTTCGCCGAGCCGCTGATGTCATAAAGTGTCGGTATCTCAGGCTCACCGTCTTTGTTCTTATTCATCTTTGTCGGGTGCGCCATAAGGATAACCAACACATCATGCAGCTGTGCGAAGTTTGTCAGTTTGTCAAGCAGTCTTGATATGTATTTCGTCTCGTTCTTGCCCTCGCTTTCATCTTCAAGCCTGTTATACGGGTCAATAACGAGAACTTTAATTCCCTTGCGTCTGACAAGGAATTTCGCCCTTTCGAGAATAGCGTCAACTCTGAAATCGCTTTTCGGGGATATGAAGAAGAAATTTGTTTCAAGGTGTTGTTTCACTTGTTTGTACTCCCCGTATGTCAGGTGTTCTTTGTCAAACTGTTTACCCGTGAACTTCTCAATCAGCTTTGATGCGTGATATTCCAGCGGGGCGTTCTCCGGGCTGAAATAAGCGAAACGCCAGCCGTATCGGATATTCAATCGTTCTGCAATCTCGTCAATAAATTCAGATTTTCCCGAACTCGGAACGCCCGTGATAATACACAGACGCTTCGTTTCAAAAGAACACAATCGGTCAAAGTTGTCATGCCCGATTGTTACCCCTTTCTGCAAGCCATGCTCAAACAGGGCGTCAAGGGATTGTTCAAAGTCTGATAGCGTGAAAACGCCCTCAATCTTTATCTCGGGAGCGTCAGCGATACATTTCAGAAGACTTTCACGCCCGTACTTCTGCAGGTGTTCGTTGGCGTCCTTGCATCCGTCCCCGTATTCAATGACCCGGCAGCGTTCAGCCCCGAAACGTCTTATCAGTTCTTCTTTCAGAACAACGCCTTTCGTGTCCGTGTCGGATGCGATGTAAATTGTTTCTTTGTCATCGAAGTATTCTTCGAGATAGTCATCGAGATAATCAAGGTTTGAGTTAGCCCCGTTCGGAACGCTGACTACATCCGTCCGTCCGCATTCAAAGAATGACAGAGCGTCCATTTCGCCCTCTGTGATGATACATTCTTTCGTCCCTTTGATGTTGTCAATCCCGTATGGGAGAAGCTCTGCGCCTGAACAGAGTTTGAAACACTTGTCTCCCGTTCTGAATTTCGTGTTGACAAGTTCCCCGTTATGGTAGTAGTTGAATTGAACCGTGTTTGCCTTGCCGTTCTTCTGCGGCATCCATTCAAGCCCCTCTGTTACTTTCATCGCCGTCAGGGTCTTTTCGCTGATACCCCGCCCCCTGAACCATTCAAGGGCTTTCCCTGAGATTGAAGAACAGTCCTGACGTGGGGCGGGTTTCTTGTAAACGGGCTTCTCCCGGCGTATAGGGGCGGCGTTACGCCACGGACGGTCTTCTTTTTCCCAAGGTTCTTTTTCAGCTGCACAGCCGGAGAATCCGCAGTAATGACAGTTGAACTCACCTGTTTCAAGGTTGATGGAAAGACTTTTGTCACGTTTGTCGTGACGCTGGTCATGGCATTGTGGGCAGAAAACCTTTCTGTTCCCTGAACGCCCGTAGGGGGCTTTTATCCCGTATTTTTCCCAATTTATGCTCATAATAAAATCCAAGTGTTTGATGATGAATCCCAAGCGTGTCTATCAGACGGGCGGGGTGGGGCTGTCGGAGGTATTATCGCCTTGCCTGAACCGTATGTCCTTCGCCCTGAATTGTCATAGAACTCGCCGACACCGAGTTGAACCTTTGTGACCGTTGCACCGTCTTGACCGCCACGCCCGCCTCTGTCATTGTCGTAATTGCCCTCCTGAACTTTAACCCAGTTTGAGCCGTTATCAAATAGCCAGTCAAATGTCGCCGTCCACGCCCTTTTGTTGGATTGCCGTCCGGTCAGGAAATCGGAAGCCTGAACACGCTTGAAGATGTCTTCTGCGGTTTGTATCCAAACTTCACGGTTTTTGCCCCATTCGTCACAGCGGCATTTTATTTTTGTTCGCCTATTGTCATTGAGCTTTTGAACTTTCGGCAGAGAAACACAGATTGAGTTCCACAAGGCGCATATATCCTGATAAGGATATTTTTCTTTGCTCTCCTTTTCTTTTCTTTCCTCTCCTTTAGGGGTTTCTTGCGCAGAAAACCGTTCTTCATCCTGTGTTTTCTCGGAAGAAACATTTTGTTCCGGTTGTTTCTTGTCTTCAAAATAGGGTTTTGACGGGAGATTGGTGTTACGGGTTCTGTAAACATCTGAAAGGTTTCTGACAAAATTAGAAATCCATAAGACACGATGTTCGTTCCATAGCTCAATGTCAATTTTATTTAGATTTATCAAGACGTTGATAATGTCTTTCGCCTTTTCCTCTGTGACACGTGTTTTGGCAAGAAGATACTCCCAATTTGAAGCGTTTGAACAATCATAGAAATGCCCCTCACTTTCCCCGAGAATTTCAAGGAGTTTGAACCAAAACGCATATCCGTCATTCCCGAACTTGTTTTCAAGAATGAAAATCGTGCGCCCACCCTTGACAAAATGCGGGAAATAATCAACGGTTTGTTTTTTCGGTCTTGCCATAGCCTGATGGATTTATAAGGTTGTAAGAATTGATTTGCGGAGCTTCTCGTTCCTTGCGTTCCATTCAAAGGAGCGTATCATCCATTGACGGTAATCAAGGGGAATGTCCGCTATTCTGTTCCCCTTATATTTGCCAAAAGGCATGATTTCAATCGGGGCTTCTGCCCGTGCGTCAATCGCCCGTGTGTCTTCACGGGTATAATGACCGATGTCTGAAATGGGTATGCCTGACAGAAGCCGCCCACCCGTTCCGAACATTCGCCACATCTTCCCCTGTTCAAATGTGATGTCTTCAACACGCCCGAAGCGTTCAACATTGCCTCCGAGGTCAACAACCAAAGCATCTGTCTTTTCGGGGTCAATACGTGTGGCACGTCCGATAATCTGATAATACAAGGCGATAGAAGCCGTAGAAACGCCTAAAACGATGCAGTCGATACCTGTATAGTCAAAGCCCGTCGAAAGCACTCTGACGTTAAATATGACCCGTATTTCGCCCGCCCTGAAACGTGTGATGACCTGAGAACGTTCCGTCTTGTCCATTTCCCCGTAAATCACGGCTGAGTTTGGGTATTTCTTTGAAAGCGTTATAGCGTCCTCAACAGAGGGGACGAAGACAAGGATATGGCGGCGGTCTGAATGTCTGTCAAGGGCTTGAACAATCTGTTCAGACCCTCCGTTTGCGTCATACGCCCGCTGAACGCTTTCTTCCGTGTATTCAGATTTTGAGCTGTTGAAGACAAGAAGACTGCTGTCGAATCCCGCTGTCTCATATTGAAGCGGAGACCAAAAGCCGAGGCGAACCATTTCAGCCACCTGCCCGACATGAATGATTTCTTTGAAGAAGTTGCCTTTCTTTGAACGGGAGGTCAGCATGACAAGTTTTGAAAAGTTCTGCCCGTCCTTATCCCGGTTCGTTTGCAGCTTCACGGGGGTAGCCGTAATTCCGAGGACGTGTGTTATCCCGCTTTCTTTCAGGAAACGCCCGAGCATACTGTCAGCCTCACGAGGATAAAGGTGCGCTTCATCAATCAACATCTTTGTAAATCCAAGAGACTTGAATTTAGCCCCAAGGCTCTTGATTGAGCCTATCGTGGCGTAAGTTATTTGTGCGATATCCTTTCGCCCGAAACTCGCGCTGTAAATGCCCGCATTCAAAGCGAAATCCCCACACAGTGAGCAATATTTCAAATAGTTCTGTTCGAGCAACTCTTTTGAGGGTTGAAGAACAATCATTTTATCGTTGCTGTTCTTCGCGACAAAAGCCGTCAGTATTGATTTCCCCCAAGCTGTCGGGAGAACAATCAAACTCGGCTTCGGTTTCTTTTCCGTGAAGAAATGAATAGCCTTGTTTATCGGCTCTGTTTGGTTTTCTCTGAGTGTTATCATATTTGAGAGAATGAAACTCCGTATTTAGGGCTAACCACGCATAACAGCAAGCGTTTGAAAACCTTTCGGATATCCAACCCGTGTACGGAGTTTATATCGTTGTTTAACTGCCTTTTCATTTCGGTTATTGCAAAGATAAGTGATTACATTGTACTCACTTTAAATCACAAAGATTTTTTTTAAGGCTCTCAGAAAGTTCAGGCTTTGAAAGCGGCTGTTTCGCTTTCAGTTTCTTCACAAGGATATTTGCGAGGCGAACCTTGTTATAAGTCCGGGTGTCCTTTTCTTTAACCTGAACACCGTCTTTCCATGCTTCGATATAGCTGATTATATCTTCCATTTGCTTGTTTGAAATGATATACATAACCGTCTGACCTTTCTTTGTTGATTGAACCTTATTTTAGCAGGAAGCGGCGTGCCCCCTGAACCTCTTTTGAGAACTCGGAAACCATTTCAGGGTGTGCGGCTTTGAAAGCCTTGTCATCAAACTTCATTGACGGCTTGGGGGCTTTCCATGTGGCGAGCGTCTGACCTCCGTAACTGATAGCCTCTGCATCCCCGAAACCGAGTTTGATGCGGTTTTCCAACTCTGTCTTGATTTCATCAAGTTTATCCATCTCTTTTTTGACTTCTTTCAGTTTTTGATAGTCTGAAAAAATAGCGTCATTCACTTCAACGATTTTCCCGTCCGTGTGACGGTTGAATTTCAGCAAGATGTCCTGAACCGATGTCGCTTCGGGTTCTTTCTTCCCCTGAATGTTGTCACGCCAAAATTTTTCAACTTCTTCAACTATCCATGCGTAGAAGTCAGGAACAAAAGACAGGTCTTTATAGCCGAACTCACGTCCTGAACAGAGCCAAGCCAAACTGCCCTCTTTCAATTCCGCAACCCCGAGTTGATACTGAAGCTGACAGAACCAATGTTTCGGTAAATCGTCAGAAGAGATTTTCATTTGGGTGGTCTTGCATTCCAAAACCCCCTTGTTTGAAGCGTTCTTCTTTTCTCCTGCGAGCCAATATGTGCGGTCAGGGCTGACTTGAAGATAGGTGCGTTCATTGTTTCTTATCAGCCAGTCTCCGGCTGATGATTTGATTATTTCACGTCCCGTATCATCATGCCAAAACTGTGCAACAGCGTCTTCAAGATAATGACCCGCTTTCATCGCGAATGTCTCTGTTTTAGGTTCATCAAGACCTACCTTGCGTCTCCAAAGCTGATAAGGGGTTTCCCACGGGTTCAACCCGAGAATGGTTGCAACCTCACTGCTCCCGATACCTGACTTTCTGTATTCAAGCCATTCATTACGGTCTTTCGGTCTGATTATTGTGTTACTCATTTTTCTTCCTCCTGTTTTTTTACGTTCAACATTGATTTAATCAAAGACTCAGCCATACTTAAAGCTGCAGCCCGTTTTAATAATTCACGTCCTTGTGACTGTCTCATAAATCCGGCTAAAGCGTAAACGGCTTCTTCTTCATTTCCCATGATAGACCCGGTTTGGCGTGAGCCTTCCCCGTTTTCGTCAGGCTCAGAGGCAATGATAATTACCGCATGTCTCTTATCGGACTTTTTGATGAACTCTTGCGCTTCTTCTTGAAAAGCGTTGACCTTTGATAAAAATTCGCTGTTATTTTTAGTTTCCATAACTGTTGATATTTGAATGTTAAACTTTTGTTGATTATTTCTTTCTGATAAGACAGAAGTCTGCCCAGATGTTGATGAACTGTTTCCCGCAGTAAACGGCGAGCGTGTCGCTCTTTAAGCAAAGGCGAGAGCCGACGCTCGCAGCCGTAGTCGAGGGGGCGTAAACCGAGTCCGCAAAGGCGAGACCCGCATATCCTGTTTGATGTTCGCCTGTTGATATAAGATGTCGGTCAGTCTTCCATTCATCTGACTTCTCTGAAAGTTCATCTTCCGTCCAAAGAATGAACCAAGGATAATAACGCCATTCATCCTCTGTGAATTGAGGTTCCCAGCCCTCGTTCAAGGCGGTGCAAATGATGCGGAGTTTGAGGTAAGCTGCGAGGTCTGCCGAACAATTGCCCTCCCAATATCTCCACTCGGTCACGAGTTTGTGTTCCTCTCCAAGCTCATTACAAGCGTCTTCAAAGGTCTTCACACGCTCCATGATGTCCTTGGGCTTGAATGTTTCCTCCCCGAAAACCTTGTGCATTTCATTCTGAATCTGTTCTTTTGAGATTGCAGGGTAATTGGTTAATACCTGATAAAGTTCACGCAAATCGTCTCTTTTGACTTCAATAAATTCGTTGTTCATAATGTTTATTTTTTAGATGTTGATGTTTTCTTTGACTTGTCTTCTCTGATTTCGCCCGTTTCAGGGTCAACATTGGCGGGTATTTCTCCCGTTGCCTGTGCGATAGCCGCTGCCGCTTTGTCTGCCGCTGATGCGGTCTTTTTGTCGGCTTCTTCCTGCGCCTTTGCTTCAAGGGCTGGTTTTACAAAGGTTTCCTGAACGGTTGTCGTTCCCTCTTTGATAGCGTTCCAAGTGGCTCTAAGTTCAAACAGGCGTTCTTTGTCTATTTCTGCGATAGCCTTGATACCGAGATATTGGCAAATCATGGCTTCTGTCACGCCCGCTTTGGCGAAGTTTGTCAAGCAGTTCTTACGTGATGTCTCAACGTCAATCGCCTGACCGAGCGCAACTTGTTTAACTTCATTGATGACACGCTTTGTAACGGCTTTCGGGATGACAGCCAAGACAGCGTTTCTGAAAGCGATTGAGGCAGCGGCGTTACCTGTCACAACCTGCATATCGTCACTGTATGTCTTACCCGTTTTCGTTGTTATCCTGCGGTCAACGGTCTTACATACGGCGAAGTTTGTTTCAAGGTCATGGCAGACAGCCTGAGCCGTGATTTTACGTCCGTCATTGCCGATGATGCGGGTCTGAACCCTGAGATTGCCCCAAGCCCCGGCGATGATTTCAGCCATACGGATTGAAAGCCCCTCAATGGTGTTGTCATTTCCGTTTGCATCCTTTCTTCTAAGAACATAGAAGCAGTCTTCTGCCGTTTCCCTATCCATTGTGGCATAGGTGGCGATTTTGTTCAAGACAGTGTTCAGGTCACGGGGGTATTGTTTCGCCGTGGCAATCTGAATGTCAATTTCTGACCGGGTAATTCCCGCAAGCATTTCAGCTTGTTTGATTTCAATAATGTCATTTTCCATAATGATGAAATTTGAAATGTGAATAATTTATTTAGTTAACTCTCAATGGCTTTGATAACACGATTTTATACCATTCCTTACCGTCAATCATAACAGGTTTTTCGCTGACAAGAAAAGAAGCTGACTGTTGGGCTTTTGAAGCGTCAAGAATTTTGTTTGCGATGAACTTGTTGCTGAAATAAATCGTGCGTTCACAGTCTTTCGCATAACCGCTGTTCTTCTTCTCTCTGAGGGCTAACCCGTTTTCTCCGGCGTTGAAGCATATATACCAATCTCCCGTCTTGCTGTCTTCATCTTTGGCAAAATAGACGGTCTGTTCAACTGTGATTCCTTGCCCTTTTTTCAAAGTGTTTGAGAATGAAATATTCCCAGTTTTCCTGTTGATATAAGCCGAGCGAACACCTGTTCTGGCTGATGTCGTTCCGCTGTTGTTCTTGTCAAAAATTGTAAGTTTCATATCGCTGTTGCTTTTTAGTTATGTTATTTGAATGTTAATGTATGTTATAAATGGGGGGGGGTAAAATACTGTTTCACAGCGTGTTTCATATTATTCAGTCTTCTTGCTATTGTGGCTGAACTTTGCCCCGTGTAGTCTATCAAGCCTTGCCAAGTCATAGCCTGAAAGAATTTCAAATGAAATATCAGGTAGTCACTGGGCTTGAAATTGTATCTCACATATTCATCAACTTGTTTCGCCTGAATGTTCTCTGCCGGGGCTTGCCCAACTTCTTCCGGGTTTTCTTCATCAGAACGGAGAAGAACAAAGAACAAGGGGTCGGGGTGGGAATATCTGAACTCTGTGCTTAACTCACGTGCTAACATACGTCTGTATAGCTTGATGAACACGGGTTCAAATTCAAGTTCAATATCCTTTACTCTCAGGGCTTCCCGCATAGTCAGATATGTTTCCTGAAAAGCGTCATCGTCAAATATGGTTGAAGAAGCGATTCTTTCTTTCAGCCTGTTATGTTGGTTGATAATCCATGCGTCAAATATGTCTGTTGTTCGGTTATTCATGGCGGTGTTATTTATGGGTTGCCAAATAAGTTGTCGCTTGACTTTGGATTTCATTTTTTGTCGGAATGCGCTGGTCAAGCATCCATTCTTCCAATTCAGATTTTTTGAAATATAGCTTGCGGTTCTTTTTGAAATACGGTATCTCCCGGTTGCTTGTCAGGCGGTAAAGGTGTCCTTTGCTCAATCCCGTGAACAAAATCGTTTCTTCAAAGTCAAGAACCGTTTTTGAACTGATAAGCGTCAACCGTGAAAGGTTGTCTATCTTTTCATTGAGTTGTTCCAAAGTGATTTCCATATTCAATCCTCCTGTATGTTTATTTCCGGTAAAAGACCTTTTTTTGAGAGCCATTTTCCGCATAGAATACAACCAGCAAAACTTGTTATCGCAAGGGCTTTAATAAGAATGAAATCGCCCAATGTCATACATACCTCGGGGGCTTCTTCTCCTGCGAGAACCATGAATGAAACCATTCCCCAAAGACCGAGAACGGTCATCAGCCCCCATTGAATAATTTTCTTTTTCATAATGCTTTGCAATTTTCAATGTCAAACATTATCGCTTTCAGCCCCGTTCTAACGATGTCTTGATACTTAGTCAGGAGTTTTTGAAGACGGGCATTCTCCGTGTTTATCGTCTTGTTAGCCGTTTCAAGGGCTTTGATATACTGTGCGTCAGACTGTCCGTTCCGGGAGACTGTAACCTCCGTGACGTGCGGTTCGGGGAAAAGCCATTCAAAAAGTTCTGTTTCTTTGACTGTAACGGTGCTCACTGTCTTTGTCGTTCTTTTTGTTGTCACGGTCTTTGTCTTTTCTGCCGCCGCTTTGGTCTCGTTTTTTCTCTTTTCAGCTTTGCGCTCCCAATACCTTTCCATGTACTTTTTATTGTACTCGGTCTTAATTTTTTGCGCCTCTTTACTTAGTGCCATTTATACCCCCTTTCTGCGCTTCCAATTTCTTCTCCACACGGCGGCGAATCAAGTAAATAGTTCCTGCGCTGTGGATATTGTATTTCTTCATCAGATGTTCCGTTACGAGCGTCTTGCTCTGTCCCTCAACGGCAATCAGGGCGTTATACTCGTTATAAATAGCCAAGTCACGGGCTTCCCGTTCTGTTTGGCAGGGTGTCTTAAAAATCATTGTTTCCATATTGTCATTTGTTTGAAATTGCTTTTCTGTATGTCACGTCTTCCATACCATTTGATAGGGATAAAATGCGCATGAGTTCTTCAAGGTCTATTTCCTTGTCGCTTGCCTTGTCATCATCGTTAGGGGTACAGTCAAAGATGTTGTGTTTTTTGACGAAGGCGTAGAGAATGTCTTTCATCAGGCGTTTTTTCTCTTTGTTGAACTGAGACTTGAAGAACGCAACCATGTCGGATATTTCAGCATATTTCAAGTCTGTCAAATCTATGTATATTGTCTTCTTTGAAGCGTTGTAAGTTGACGCTTTAAATGCTTCACTCTTGCTGCCGAGAACCGATAAAAACACTTGAACGATAATCTGGCGTTCTTCTTTGTTCCTATACTTGAATATCCTGCGTGATGTCTTGTTTTCATAGAGGTCTTCAAGCGTCAGCCCATATTTACTCAGTTGAGCTTCAAGCAGACGGCGAGCGTTCTCTGCCTCTCCACCGCATCCCCGTTCTGCGAGGGCGAGAAGTTTTCTGAGTTTGTCTGTAATTCTTTCCATATCAAAAATTTACTTATCAGTTTATTCCGATTTTATTTATTATTTCGTATATTTGTCCGCATACAAAATTGTATGACGATGCAAATATAAACAAAGTAATGATTTTAAAAGAATAAATCGAAATTAAATTTATAATTTAACAATATTTATATATGCAAGTAGAACCTCTTAGGAGATTGAAAAGAGTGATAAATTGGCTTATTTTCAAGGAAATAGCCGAAAATGAAAGGGCTTTGGCTGAAACGTTGGGATATACGAAGTCCTCTTTTTCTCAGATTGTGACGGGTAAAGTTCCTCTTTCTGAGAAGTTTATGAAGCGGATTTGTTCCCTTGATGAAAATATAAACTTTGTTTGGCTTCAATCAGGCGAGGGAGAAATGTTCCTTTCCAATAATCTGAACAGTGAAGACAGCGGGGTTACAGTTTCAAGTGACGTTTGGAAAATCATTAAACAACAAGCTGAAAGCCTTTCAGCACGTGACAAGCAAATAGATGAATTAATGGAAATGCTGAAAGAACAAATTCAGGAAAACAAAAAAATCAATGCCCGCCGGGAAGAGAATGTAGGCTCTGCCGCTGCCGTATAGCGGTTGTCGGGAAAAGTGTTTTCAAAATACCTAAATATGGAT